CGTTTGAGGAGCCTCCAGAAGCACCTCCAGCTACTACTAAATATGAAACATTATTTCTTGTTGGACCACAAACTCCTGCTATTGCATTGACAGTGAAAGTTCCAGGTCCAGTAAAAGTATGAATCTTATAATCTCCACAAGTTGTCTCTGTTCCACCTGTTGCAACAATGAAAGGAGGCTCTCCTCTTACATTACTTGTTGAATCCATTGTGTTCAACCAACCTTGTGTTGAATCAACATAAACAAAAGTAACAGATTGACCTTCAGTTGATAAAGTTGCATCTTCATTTAAACTACCAATTTTGTCTGTACCATTTGGAGAAACTGTAACATTATTAGTTTGCCAAGTCGCTGCGTAGTCAGCTAATGAAACTATATCTCCTGCTGAACCTGCNGGTAANGTNACNGTTATNGCTCCTGAAGTNGTATTAACAAAATAACCATTACCACTAACAGCAGTAAAGTTCGCTGTTTTAGCAGTCGTATCCCAATCCACTGTACCTGTACGACCAAAACCTGTCTGTGTTGCACCACATGCTAATGCAATGGCTGCTCCACTTGAACCAATTGTAATATTGGAACCACATCTTGAAACAATAACATTTCCTGCAGTGTCTTTAACTGCAGCTGTTTTAAGATTAGCTCCAGTTGCTACAACAAAATCATCTCCGCTATCTCCTAATGTAACTGTTGTACATGTTTGTTTAGGACTAATTTTATTTACTTTTATTTCACTCATAATTTACCTAATTTTGAAATTTATACCTTATTACTACGATTCCGCTACCGCCTGTACCACCTGCTCCATTAAAACTTCCACCACCACCGCCACCACCGCCAGTGTTTGTTGTACCTGCTGAACCTGTGCCATCTGGACTGCCTCCTCCATTTCCACCGCCACCAGGACCACCTGATCCAGCACTACCAACATCTCCCCTTCCAGCACCACCACCGCCAGCTCTTGTAACTGGTGATGCTGTTATACTACTAGCTACACCTGGACCACCAGGTCCAGAAGTACAAGCTGTTCCATTATTTCCTGCACCACCTGCACCTCCGCCACCAGCATTGTTATAAGCAGGAGCTCCTGGAGTACCATCACCACCTGGTTGTCCTTGAGGTGGACTAACAGGAGGTGTATTACCTGCACCACCAGTACCTCCGTAAGAGCCTCCTCCGCCTGATCCTCCTGGATTACCTGATTGGCATTCTCTCCCACCACCACCGCCACCAGCTGATGTTATTGTTGAAAATATTGAATTTGAACCAGCACATCCAGGAGTCCCAGGACCACCTGGTCCACCAGAACCGCCTGATCCAACTGTAATTGGATAACCTGTTGCTGTTACTGGTAAAGCTGAAACACCAGAACCTAATGGTGATACTGTATAAGAACCAGATGATGTTCCACTAGATTCTCTATAACCACCAGCACCAGCACCTCCACCATATCCACCTCCACCACCTCCTCCACCACCAGCGATTACCATATAATCTACTGTAGATGAACCTGTTGGATTTCCTGCACAGGTAACTGTGAAAGTACCTGGTCCTGTGAATGTATGAATTTTATAATCTCCACAACAAGTTACTGTTCCACCTGTTGCTGTAACATATTGAACTGCTGCAACTGATTGTGTTGAATCATTAACTGTTTGCCAACCCCTTGTTGCGTCTACATATACTAAAGTTATTGATTGATCGGAAGTTGATAAAGTTGGATCAACTGCTACTCCTCCAATATTAGAACCATTTCTACCAATTGTAATATTATTAGTTCCCCATGTTCCTGCATAATCTTGTAAAGCAACAATATCACCTGCACTTGGACTAGATGGTAATGTTACTGTTATAGCTCCACTTGTAGTATTTACAAAATAACCATTTCCACTCACTGCTGTGAATGAAGCTGTCTTTGCAGTTGTATCCCAATCAACTGTCCCCGTTCTACCGAATCCTGATTGTGTTGCACCAGATGCAAGAACGATGTTATCACCACTTGCACCAAGAGTTATTGTGTTAGCGCTTTCATTAATGATGTTAGCACCGCATTGATTTTGAATATTGTTTACTTTAATTGTACTTGCCATAATTTATCTAATTTTGATATTTATATCTTATTATTACTATACCAGAACCGCCTGTACCTCCAACTGGAGTTGTAGGACTCGGAGTCGAACCGCCACCACCGCCTCCACCGCCTCCTGTATTAGCTGTTCCTGCTCCACCTGAACTTGAACCTGGGCCACCTGGGCCACCGCCACCTGATCCACCAGTTCCACCAGCTCCAACACCACCTCCTCCGCCACCTGCATAAGTGACTGGTGAACCTGATATTGAATTAGCTAAACCATTACCACCTGGTTGACCATCAGTTCCTGATGCATTACTGCCAGCAGCACCAGCTCCGCCACCACCAGCTCCGCTAGTAGCAGAACATGAATTTGCTCCACCACTATTACCTTGAGGTGGACTAACAGGAGGAGTATTTCCTGCACCGCCTGTTCCTGCAGTTTGTCCTACAGCGCCTCCACCTGAACCTCCTGCTACACCTGAACCTGGAGGACCTGCGGGTACATTAAATCCACCACCACCGCCACCACCAGCTGATGTTATACTTGAAAAAATTGAATTTGAACCACTTCCTCCTATTGAAGGAACTGCATGAGAATAATTTGCTCCAGCAGTTCCTCCTCCACCTACTGTAATAGGATAAGCTGTTACCGAAACAGATAAACCTGCGCAAACTGGACTTGGAAAATTTTGTCTATAACCACCAGCACCTCCCCCACCACCATGGCCGCCTCCACCACCACCACCGCCAGCAAGAACTAAATATTCTACTGTGCTTGATCCTGAAGGAGCACCTACATTTGAAACACAAAAAGTTCCAGGTGATGTAAAAGTATGAATTTTATAATCTCCGCAACAAGTTACTGTTCCACCTGTTGCAACAATATATGGATTACCTCTAACATTGGAAGTTGAATCCATTGTGTTAATCCAACCTTGTGTTGAATCTGTATATACAAAAGTAACTGATTGACCTTCAGTATTTAAAGTTACAGATGTATTTACACCACCCATTTTATCTGTGCCATTTGGAGCTACAATTACATTGTTGGTCTGCCAAGTCGCAGCATAATCAGCTAATGAAACAATATCTCCAGCAGATCCTGCTGGCAATGTAACTGTGATTGCACCAGAAGTAGTATTTACAAAATATCCATTACCACTTACAGCAGTAAAACTAGCAGTTTTTGCTGTAGTGTCCCAATCAACAGTTCCAGTTCTTCCAAAACCAGTTTGAGTTGCACCAGCTGCTAATGAAACAGTTGCACCGCATCTACCTAACGTTACTGTGTTTGCATCTATGTTAACCGTCTGACCTGCTCCACATCCAACTGTTAAAGTTGTTCCGCACTGTGGTCCTATTTGATTAACTTCTATTTTACTCATTTAAATTATTACCAATGTTCCTGTTATTGTTTGTATTCCAGTAATCGTTACTGGCCCTGCTAAAACTCCTGAATCTAATGTTTGATCTTCTGTAATAGTTGATGCGTGAGTTACAACGAAAGTTGTTGCATCCATGACTGGAGAAATAGTTTTCTTTGCTGGCAACGTACAAAATACGTTTTTAGTTCCTGAACTAAAATTTACAGCCGCATCAGAATTAGATGAAGAAATGATCGTGTCTCTTGATAAAGTATCTGGAGATCCAGACGTAACAGTACCAATACCAACTTCCCACTCGCCAGCAGCATTAAGCTCTATTGCGTAGTAAGTTGTATTCGTTGTACCAACTCCTGATACAAAACTTTCATAACCAGTTTCGGCACCAGCTAGATTCAAAGTTCCAGTTCCAGTAGTTGTACTTGTTTCCTTAACTCTATCGTTAATTACCAAAGCCATTTCTACTCCTATATACTATTATGCGTCGCCAAGTCTAATGATCGCATTAGATGAATCAGCAGTTGGGAATTGAATAACGAAATCTCCGTTAGTCGCTGTCTTTGTTCCGCCGAAATCTAAAACTAATACTGCTTCATTAGTCGTGTCTTTATAAATCAGAGCGCCTACAGATGATAATGTTACAGATGAGAAAGTCAAATCTGCAAAATCAACATAAGCTATGTTACTTCCTATTGCTACGCCATTATTAGTCAAAGTATTTCCACCAGCTGTATAGTTTGTTCCAACCGAAGAAACTTCGTTTGTAACAGTGTATGCAGTTGTAGAAGTACTAAAACTAGCTAGTGATGTATAAAGCGCTAATTTGAAAGTTGATCCACCAGAATCAAAATCAAACACGCCACCAAGTAGGTCTGTTTTAAAAGAGTCAGGTACTATGTTAGCCATTTATTTTTATCTCCTATTATTAAACTGATGGTGGTTTTGCAGGCATAGGAATACGAATAACACCATCTTGATATTCGTCTCGGCGTCTCAAGCCTTGCTGTTCAAGGCCGTACGATTGTAAAGCCCTTTGGAAAGATTGTTCATAGAACTGCATCATATCCATAGGACCTTTTAAATACCCATATGTTTCTACCAGAGATCCATATAAAAGTAAATCCTCATATTTATTACTAACGTAAGTAGTTGTTGAGTCTGACGTAGTAATTGAATCAGGTTGTTTGGCATATGCCATTGTTATAGCATATCCTGAATCAGGAGTAGGGGCCACAACCCAGTAATTTTCGTCCCAATTCGCATAATATTTTGGAAATCCAGAACCTGTACCTGGAGTGTTATAATATTCAGCTATAAAAGACACGTCTTTTTTATCTAAATAAACTTGTTCACCAGAAGAATTTGTTAACTGAACGTATCTAATATTTCTTAAATCTGAAGGAATAGTTACGTATCTATTTCCTGCTTGTAAGTTAGAAGTTGCATACTTTCTTTCATCGTCTGCGTCAACTTCTCTATAAATTCTATTTTCTGCTTTTTTAACTATTGAAGTTAAAACCGAATCAGACAAAACGGAACTATCTACTTCCGTATAATTTCTAATGTCTGTTTTTAAATCTGAATATGTATATGCCATAATTAACTTTGAATTGTGATTGGTCCAACTGAACAACCACTTCCTCCTCCTGATATATTTCCTAATGTAGCTGTATCTGTGTCTACCGTAAAATAAAAATAATTTTCTACAGCATAATCAGAACTTACTCTAGCTCCATCTTTATACAGTCCTGTAGTAATAGCATATCCTGCAGCTTTAGCAATATTTGATCCTGAAATTCCATCAAAACTTTGAGGATCATTATAAGCAGCAGTTGCAGTTGTTGCTCCTCTAAATCTATATGTATGACCATTTGTTAAACCATGACCAGGTGCAAAAATATTTATAATTGATGATCCAGCTGCATAAGTCGTAAATGGATTGTCTGGTAATAAAACAGTAACCGCTGGTTCAGTTCTATCTGGTCTCGCTTGTTGTAATCCTTGTGGATCTGATCCTGGAGGTGGTGGAGTTAATTGTGGATGTTTAGGTTCGTATTCAGAAAAATGAACTTTTAAACCATTCCATTCAGTAACCATTTCTTTGTATGGAAATGCTTGACCTGATCTGTCAGAAATAAATTGTGCGTGTTTTCCTCTTGCGAATTTAGACATTTGGATAGTAAGCCTTTGGAGTTATAATTGAACTTGAAGGCGATCCATCCTCTGATAGTGCTCTTGCAAGTTCATCTTCATAGAATAATTTTAATTCTTGCGTTCTTTGTGGAGCAAATTTTTGTGATAAGTAAAAAGCTAATCCTGAAACCATACAAGGTACAAATCTAAAAGGAAGGTCCCCTGCATTTGTGTAAGCACCAACGTCTTGAATTCTTTTAATGTAATAGTAATTAACAAAGTTACCAGCTTCCGTTGATCCTGGTGTTTGATACAAAGTCATCGTAACTTTGTCCACGAACCTTTGAACAAAATATTGTGAAGGAACTCCCTCTGAAGTTTTATTTGGAATTGCTTGATAAGTTGATCTATCTATTTTTGTAATTGAAGTATCAATGCTTGATGAGTTTCTATAAACAGCTTCTAATATATCTGATACACCATAGATTGCGGTTGTATCAGAAGTACCATCAGAAGTTGATCTATAAATAGTGTAAGTTGCTTGACCACTAACTAATGTAAATGATGAATTACCAACTTCCCAATAATGAAGTCCTCTATTTCCCCATTCTTGGAACATTATGTTTAGAGATCTTCTAGCCGTTTTGATTTGATTACCAAATACAGATTGGATCCCTAATCTTTCATAAGCTTCTTCTATGATATCATCAATAGAAAAATTTTTATCAAAGACATATGTACCAGAAGTAGTGTTAGCCATTTAGCCTCCTACGCTGTTAAACTTGGTCCAGAATATTTATCTGTCAATAATGTATAAGCAGCAACATTAGTTTTAGTTTTACAATAAATTCCTTTTGGAAATA